AGTTGTAATTAGTAATATTTATAATAAAATAAATAATATAGCAAAATGGCAGTATTAGACCCAAACGAAATATTTTTCACAGCGTTTGAACCAAAACAGGCGAATCGCTTTATCATGTATATTGATGGTATTCCAGCTTATACAATTAAAGCAGTCGGTGCTGTAACTTTAACTCAAGGAACTGTACCTTTAAACCACATTAACGTTCAACGTTTCGTGAAAGGAAAAACAGTTTGGAACCCAATCCAGTTCACATTATTTGATCCTATCACACCTTCAGGTGCTCAGGCAGTAATGGAATGGGTACGTTTACATCATGAATCAGTAACAGGTAGAGATGGTTACAGTGATTTCTACAAGAAAGACTTAACTTTCGATGTATTAGGACCAGTAGGCGATATTGTTTCTGAATGGGTAATCAAAGGTGCTTTAATTACTGATGCTAACTTTGGTGATTACAACTGGGATACTATTGACACAGCTATTAATATTACAATGACTGTTCAACCAGATTACTGTGTATTGAATTTCTAATAGAAATTTTAATAGAATTAAATTTGAGCTTGGCTTTGCCAAGCTCTTTTTTTATCTTATAACTTAATCTATAAGGGATAGGTTCTTTGACATCTAATACTAAACAAAACTATGGAAATTACATCATTTATTTTAGGTGTAGCTGCGGTCATTACTGTGTTAATGGTTGTGGTTATGTTTATGAATTTTATGGAAATTAAAAACCTCCACAAACAAATCGATATTCTTAAAGATATTGATGAAGCAATTATTCGTGATCTTGATACAAGAGAACACAATTGTATAACTTACACAGATCAATCAAATAATAACACTCAACGAGAATTAGAAAGTCTCTATCGTCACATTGATAGTAGAGTAGATAAACTTGAAGAAAAAACTAAAAAAGAGCTTAAATCTCTTAATCATACTAAATCTTATTAATTAACCAGTTAAAGAACCTCCCTTTATAGTATTTATAAACATATTAGTTATAACAAATAATTTATGATTGAAAATAAATTCCCTACAGAAATTGTAGATTTACCTTCTCAAGGTCTTATTTACCCAGCAGAACATCCTCTACATAGTGGTAAAGTGGAAATGAAATACATGACCGCCAAAGAAGAAGATATCCTTACTAACCAAAACTATATTCAAAAAGGTATTGTTCTAGATAAGCTTTTAGAAGCTTTAACTATGAATCAATTCTCTCTTAAGGATATGGTAACTGGAGATAAAAATGCTTTAATTGTAGCATCACGTATTTTAGGTTATGGTAAAGATTATACATTTACCTATGCAGGTAAAGAATATACTGTAGATCTTACAACCCTTGATAATAAACCATTTGATACTTCTTTACTCACTCCAAGAGGTACATTTAAATTCAAACTCCCAGTTTCTCAAACTGAAGTAGAATTTAAGCTTTTAACAGCTAAAGATGAAGAATTAATTGATCAAGAAATTCAGGGTCTTAAAAAACTTAATAAAGAATCTTCTTCAGAAATTACTACTCGTTTAAAATATCAGTTAACTTCAGTTGATGGTTCACAGGATAGAAATATCATTAAAGAATTTGTAGAATTTAATTTATTAGCAGCTGACTCTAGAGCATTAAGACTCTATATTAAAGAAGTAGCTCCTGATGTTAATTTAAGTTTTACTACAGACGGCGGTGAGGAGGTCGCTATCCCAATTAATCTTAACTTTTTTTGGCCTGACATCTGAGATAGCCTCTCAAGTCCGTATGGCTTTGTTTAGTCAAATTCATGAAATAGTATTTCATGGTCAAGGTGGTTATGACTATAATACAGTCTATAACATGCCTATTTGGTTAAGAAAATTCACCTTTAATAAAATTAAAGGATGGTATGATAAGTCTAAAGACAATAAAAATGAAGACAGTTGGTTGTCTGGTGAAGCTAAACAAAATGCAGCTAAAAATAAAAAAACAAAACCACCAACTTATGTTACAAAGGCATCCAAAAAGTGATGCCTTTTAATATTTATAACAAAATATCCTTATGGCTATAGAAGATGAATTATCTAGGGCTGAAAAAGCTTTAAAAGACAGACTTATAAACGCTGGAAAAGTAGCGAAGGATATTACTAACAAAGCTTTTAAAGAATTAGTAAATACCATAGAAGAATATGGTAGATCTCTTGATCAAATAACTGATGATCTAGAAAAGCAACTAAATTTATACTCAGAGATAAAATTCCAAGCTAAGGGATTTGGAGAAGCTTTAAAACAACAATTACCTTATATTAAGGAAAATAAAGACTTATCTCAAAAGTTAGTTGGTATCTATAAAGAAGAGAATAAATTATTAGATAAACTTGTTAGATATCAAGAAGATCTTATTACAGGTGAATTGGATTATAATCAAGCAGCTAAAGCTGTAGCTGAATCTAAAAATTTACAATTTGCTATTGACCAAAGAATTCTTGACCTAGAAAATGAAATTGAATCAGTTACTAAAGAAATAGCTGGAGCTAATGAGGAAGATAAAGATAATTTAGAAGCTAAACTATTAGCTTTAATAGAAATTAATTCTCAACTATATGGTACTAGAGATTCTACTAAAGAAATAGCTGATAACTTTCAAAATATGGCTAATCAAGCTGGCCAAGTAGAAGCTTTAACCGGTACTATATTCTCAGGACTTAAAAATACTAGTATAGGGAAATTAATAGATTTTGACTCTGTAACAAAGGCTATGAAGGCAATGGCAAATGGTGGTTCTACTATGTTTGCTGTTTTGGGTGCGGGTGCTAAAGCCTTTGGTACTTCATTAAAAGCAGCTCTAGGGCCTATTGGGTTAGTATTAATAGCAGCTGAAGCAATTAAAAAAGCTTTTAATTTTATTGTTGAGGCTAGTTTTGCTGCTGATAAAAGAGTTACAGATATATCTAAAAATTTAAGTGTTGGTAAAGAAGCAGCTCGTGGTATATATGATAACCTAACTGACTTAAAAGGCACATTAGATACTGAATTCGCTACAACTGAAAACATAGCTAAAGCTTTTGGTGAAATAGCTAACTTAACAGAATTTGTTACTGTAGCTACAAGAGATCAAATAGAAGCTCAAATTGTTTTAACTAACCAATTAGGTCAATCTGTTGATGAAGCTTTAGCTTTACAAGGAATATTTGCTGTTAATAATGTTGAAGCTGATGAAGGTTTAGATATTGTTTATGATCAAATTGCTGCATTTGCAAATCAAAATAAAATGATAGCAGATGGTAGACAAATCTTAAAACAAATACAAGGTGTAAGCAAACAAGTTCTTCTTAATTTTAGAGGAAACACAACAGAATTAGTTAAAACTGTTTTACAAGCTAATAAACTTGGTTTATCATTAGACCAAGTAAATAAAATAGCTGGTTCATTACTTGACTTTGAACAATCAATTGAAGCTGAATTAACAGCTGAATTAATTACAGGTAGACAAATTAATTTAGATAAAGCTAGACAATTTGCTTTAACTAATGATATAGCAGGTTTAACTCAAGAAATTAATAATCAAGGAGTTACAGCTGCTCAGTTTGCTAGAATGAATCGTGTTGAACAAGAAGCTATAGCAGCTGCTTTTGGTATGCAAGCTAGTGAAATGGCTGATATGTTATTTAAACAAGAACTTATTAGAGATACAGGTGGAGAAACTCTTAAAAATTTAAGAGAAGAAGTTAAAGTTTTAGAAGCTAAAGGTAAAAAAAGTGAAGCTATAGCATTGCAAAATGAAATAGCTGCAATTGAACAAGGAATTCTTGAAGGTAAAACTGTACAAGAAGCACAAAAAGCAGTAGATGCCCAAACTAAATTTAATTTAGCATTAGAAAGAGCTAAAGAAATATTTACAGATGTTGTTGATGGTGGTTTATTAGATGGATTAGTTAACGCTTTAGAAGATATAGTTTTAGGGTTAGAAAGACTTGGATTTGGTAATAAAGATGCCAGACTAGCCAGAGAAAGAGAAAAAATTAAAGGAAAACAGGGAGAATCTTATAATGAAGAAGGAATTACCCAATTACAAAATACAGCTAATCCTTCATTATTTAAGTCCCTTCTTAATACTTTAGTTGGTGGTATAAATCCTCTATATGGGATGGCATCAGGTATTGAACAAAGTGTAGCTAAAACCCAACTTAAAGGTATAACTGCTGATGATTTTACAATCCGTACTCACCCTAAAGATGAACTAGTAATAGCTGGTGGTACTAACTTAAGTGGTGGTGCCAATCAAGAAATGATTGGACTCCTTAAACAACTAGTTTCAGCTACAGAACAAAATAGAAATGTAACAGTATCTGTAGATGGAGAAAAAGTGTTTTCTGCTATGAGTAACACACCAATGAAATAATATAGTTATAAAATCTTAATATTTATAATAAACCTTAAATTTGCAAATAAATGGGACTATTAGATAAACTACTTAATCCAAACGCTATTGGTGGTACTCAACTTACTGCCTACCATGGCACTACTCCACCAGTGAATCCATTAGCTACTAAATCATCTAAATTACACGCTGATGGCAGTACTCCTGGATACTCATTAAATGGCTCACATAAAAATCAAGTAACAGCGGATTATACCGAATATAACGATGGTTACAATAATGCTCTACCACAACCATCTCAATTAGATCTTAATGGTAAAACCCCATCAAAGTATTTAGATAATCTACCTAGATAATGTCATTATTACAGATACTTACTGACCCGCAAAACTTTAGGTTTTATGCTGGTGGTAGAGGCCATGTCTCTACTACTAATGCTTTTGGTC